TTATAATCATCAACAATTACACTGAGCTTCGCGCGAGGAATGTCAACATATACGTAATTGACATTCTCATTCAGAACAAGACTGTCCTGATTTTGCTGCCAAGCTCGCTCGGTCAAACTTTCAGGAATATAATCTTCATCAGCAGAAATACCACTAGAACCAGCACCATTTGACTTGTTGGGAGCACCAGTCTTAGAGTTTTCGTCTAAGTCACCTCTACCACGTTCACCGCGTTTGCTGGCACCATCAGATCCATCTTCACCGTCTTCCCCGTCTTCACCATCTTCTTTACCATCACCATCGGTATCGTCATCCGACTCATCGTCAAAATACGAATACTCATCACCGTCTTCATCGCCGTCTTCATCACCAAACATGTGGTCGTCAGAAAGCTTGCTTTTCATATCACCGCGTTCTTTAGACCAGCGATAGATTTCTTCCGTCAGAGTAAGAACCTCTGCGAAAGTCTCAGCATCTTCCATACGCTTGATGAAAGCGCGCTCTTCAGCATCGAACTTGATGCCGAGAGCAAAGCCACCCTTGAAGTAGATGTTTGCACGGTCGATGAAGATCAACTTCTGAATATCAAGCTTTGAAGTACCGAAGAAGTCACGGTCGATAAGTTCTTTGTAGCCGATAACATAGTTACGGCGTGAACCAGGATAACGGCGCTTCTGACGCTTATCAATACGGGCGTCTTCAATCACATTCATAAAGCCCTTGACCGCAGGCTCAGCCTGAGGCATTTCTTTACCGAAAACAGACTTTACGATATTCTTGATGCCTTTGATCCAAGCGTAAGTTGGAGTATCAAGAGCATGGCCGACTTCATGCACCACAAGTAGATCATAGAGGTCATCGCTGATATTGCGCCACACAGGGAGCACCAACATACGCTTCTTGATATCGAAGTAAGCAGTCTTAGCAGAAGGATCATGCTGGAAAGAAATATTTTCCGAAGCAAGAAGCTTCGCAAGCATTGATTTTTGAGCGATTTGCGTCATCTGAACCTCATTGAACATATGCTTATTATATATGGATGGGATGTAAAGTCAACCGATTAATGTGCGACAAGGTGTCGCATGTCTAAGTCATTGATTTTGCTACATCTTTTGAAATGCGCTTTAGAACCATGCCATAATCATCAATCTTAGGCATAGCCTTAAGGTCTATTCCATGCTTAAGCTTAAGTCTGTTGTCGGAATCTGTTAGACCAAGATTGCGTCGAATCTTTATCTGATCAGGATTCAATTCACGCTCTGGCTTCTGGAACACGGTATAATCCACATAATGATGCCAACGACCATATCTCCATACCACTCTAGCAACATCTGGGTGCATGTCAACCAACATTTGTGACTTATTCACAGTTCCTGTTGAGTTGAGTTGACCATCTCTCCACTTGCTCTTGTCTAGATCACCTTCAGCATGATAGAACTCGGCTGTATTACCACCCTTCACTGTCTGGGTTGCAGCCTTACCCTGCATGAATGCATTGAACTGAATTGTACAGTCACCATCTTTTAGAACACGCAGACAAATGTCAGTGTCTTCATTGTATCGACCACGCCAACGATGCTTGCAATCATTTGAGATCAGAAGTGTTGAGTAGATACGAGTGTTGGGAACAAACGGAGGATATTTCTGATTAGGTGCAATGAAGAACCTATACTGAAAGCCAGAGATAGGAACATTTTCAAAGCGATCAACAAAGTCTTCACACACCTTGAAGATCACACCAGACTCTACACGAATGCGCTGATTACGATTAAGACGATAGAAGTCCTGAATGTTATCATCACAAACCCAATGCTTCTCTGCACCAATAGAGATTGCGTGATCCCAAGCATAGTTTCTTGCACGACCAGGGCCATCACCATGATTAGAAAACGGAGCAACAATAAGAGTTGCCATATCTAACTTAAAGTTTTTCAACGCATCTGTGTATGATGCGTTGTCTTGTGGTTCAATGATGATGTAATGTGGAACTCGCATACGATTTAACGAACGCGAAGTATACATTGAATCATGTCTACCTTTAGAAATAATATAAACTGGATGAATTGGATTCGTCATTTCACTTCCTGCAATATACAATATTTACCCAAGCAGCTTTAGTCTCTTGCCGTGCAGTTACATTTGGAAAATGTTGACCTACAAGCGATAGTATTTCTTGATACTTATCATGTGTCTTGATATCATTAAGATGTGCATGATGAAACTCAAAGATCAACTCACGAACACCACTCCAGTTTTGAACTGCGGGAAGACACTCGTACTCAGCACCTTCAATATCCATCTTGATGATTGTAGGATTAGCCTGTGCAATAACATCATTAATGTTGATACAATGGACAGTTGTGCGATCACGACCTTTCTTTTCAACAAGAGAATGCGCGCCTTTATTCTTCTTTGTGTTGATAGAGAAATATCTAATCTCGTCTTGATTACCAACAACAGCTAGATTGAATAGCTTATAGCGACTTTTGTCAAAACCATTGAGTTCAACATTACGGACAGCAAGATCATAATTCTGAGATTCAGCTTCATACGACCAAACTTGCTTTGCTCCCTTCTTGAGTGCAAAGCAAGTAAACATTCCAATGTTCAAGCCAAAATCTAGAATCGTATCATCTGGTGTGATATTGAGTTTGTTATACTCACCTGAGAATACTTCTTTGACAACAAACTCATCAGATGTACCTTCACGTACATATGCCTTAATCTTATCTTTATAGTCAATCAACTTCTCAATCATCTTCAAAATACCTTTTCAAGGAGTTCTCGTCTTTATCTAGATGAGGATACCACATGCTCTTTGTCTTCTGTGATATGACCTGATCTGTGTCAAGACTTTTATACTTAGTAACAAATTCCTTGAAGTCTTCTTCATTTCGAAAGTGAAGATATATCGTCTTGTATGTCTTCTTTTCATCTTGAATAAACTCAGGCATTCCTACCCAGAGACGATCACGATCATTCTCATCTTCAAAATTTAGATCAATAGGAAGTTTTCCATCTTCATCATATTCAATCTTGCTGTTTAGAAAGTTATCATATGATGCTGATTCAGGAATAGGATTAGAAACTTTTGACATTCAATACTCCATTGGAATAATCAGTTATTATACACCAGATCATGTATCAAGTCTAGAGAAATTTTTCACTTTGATAAATCTATACACTTTTTGGAATTTGTCTAACATTGTGTCAGTCTTATGGGAAATAACAAATGTGTTTGTGTCACCTAACATATCCCACATGATCTTTAGGAACTCATCTGTTCCATTGTTATCTAGTGAACCATCCAATACCTCGTCAAGGATCAGAAGATTCGTATTCACAGAGTTACGCATCTTTGCGATTGATCTCCATGTAAACAAAAGTGCAAGATCAATACGTGTCTTCTCACCCTCAGAGAAGTTTTGGTATGAGAACTCATCACGATAGCGACTCTTGATTGTTTCCTCAAACTGTTCATTGATATTGAAGTTCACGAAGAAGCCCATCTTAGCAAGATACTTGTTGATCATCTTATTGATAACAGGAAGATATTGCTTGATGATCTTCGTCTTGATACCACCATCTTTCAATAGATTGATGGCAGTTTCAATAAACTGCCTTTCATTCAGTAGTTCCTGCTTCTCTAGTGTAAGCTTTTCAATATCAGATACACTATTTTTCAACTCAGTCTGGTTGTCTGACAAAAGTTTATCAGCATGTTCTAGCTGTTCCAACTCATCTTCAATCTCATTGATCTTAGAAATGATAGATGTTACATGTGTCTTATGAGATGTGATATCGTTACGTATGTTGTTGGATTTATTGATCAGAGCATCCATTTCAGAAATCATCTTTAGAGTACTACTAATCTGTTCATTGATCTGTACAATACCAGTCTCATATTCTTTAATTTTATTCTCGTTTATCTGAACTTCTGTAGCTTTGAAATTAGCATCGATTGACTGTCTGCATGTTGGACATGTATCATTATCACAATAAAAAGCAACATCTTTCACAACACGCTTTCGGTTAGTCTCTATCTTAGATGATAACGCAACAAGCTTAGTGTGCTTATCTTTTAGAGTTTGCGTATTCGAAGCTTTGTTGAGGACGTTTTCCCGTTCTTTTTCGAGGTCAGCAATGACTTCTTTCTTATTGGACAGGGTTTCATTGTGCAACTGAAGTTGAGCCATCCAATCGGATTTCTTTTCTTCGTTGTTTTGTTTGAGGCTCGCAATGGTTTTTTCAACATATGTTTTCTTTTCCTCTTTTGCAGCAAGAGATACTCGATTGATATCTAGGGCTTGCTTATTAGCCACCATTCGTTGTTTGACAATAACATTCATGACAGAAAATATTTGAATATCCAACAAATCTTCAATCACTGCGCGACGATCAGCAGGAGATAACTGCATGAACGGAACAAACGATGCTGAACCAAGAATGACAATTTGTGTGAATGACTTGTAGTTCATCTTCAGAATGAACTTCTCAAGATGCTCTTGATAATCTTTAGATGCTGAATCTTGATTTATCAGAGTGCCGTCGCAATAGATTTCAAACAGGTTAGGCTTGATACCACGAATGATCTTGTAGTTCTTACCGTTCGTCTTAAACTCAATCTGAACTTCACATCCCTTCTCATTCACACTGTTGATCAGAAGTGGCTTATTGATTTTACGGAATGGTTTACCGAACAGAACAAAACAAAGAGCATCTAGAATAGTAGATTTACCCGCACCGTTGTCTCCAACGATGAGGGCATTTTGATGTTCGTTGAGTTTAATTTCGGTAAAGACGTTACCTGTAGATAATAAGTTTTTCCATCTAATAACTTCAAAATCAATCATACATGCTCCACAGACAATGCCTCATTATAAACATCTTTCATGAATATCTTCATCTTATCAGAATCTACATTCAAAGTCAAGCCTGAAATGTATGTTTCTAAAATAGACTGAGTATCTTGTGCTTCGTCAATCTCATTATCTTCATCGTTATCTTTGAAGGCTGATATATCTTCAATGATGGAAATATCTAATGGCCCTGCTTTGTAGAGTTTATCTAGCATCATATCAAACGCATATGGATTAGTTTTATTGACACAAACAATCTTAACATAGCATCCAGCGTATTGATCATAACTTGTGTGATTAATGTTTTCAAGAATATCTTTATGCTTCACATCATCATACGCAAGCATCTTGAAAATGTGATTCTTGTTCTGATGGAATGTTACTTCTCTAGTTTGCGTATCCAACACAGAGAATCCTCTGGGGTCATTATAGTCAGACCAAGTGTATTCAGCGAAAGCTCCAAGATAAGTAATATTGCCAATAGTGGAACGATGATGATAATGCCCAGTATAAACACGATCATAGCGAGCAAACCTATCAGCACCATCGCCATGATCACTAACGGTACCGCGAAACATTTCAAAACCATTGAGCTCCAAATGTCCGAAGAGAAGTTCAGCAGGCGAGTTATTGATTGCTTCGTGTGATTGAACATAATTAGACTCCGTAATCCAAGGTAAAAGTTGTAACTTTGTACCATCTATCTCAATAAGATGTGGTGTGTCATATACATGAATATTTCTATAACGACCATCTACAATCTCACGGAGAGCATTTACCTCATGAGTGTTCTTATAGAATATATCATGATTTCCTGCAATGATATGTGTCATAATACCACGCCTTTCTATCTCTTCAAGAAAGTCTTCTCGACAACGTTTGGCCGTCATGAAGTTGAGATATTTGCGCCGATCAAACAAATCACCAAGATGAATGACATACTCAATTTCCTCATCGTCAATGACCTGAAAGAACTGCTCAAGAGACTTCTTAAAGTAATCGTAAAATACTGGAGAATCATTTCTAATTCCCCAGTGTGTATCCGTTATCAATGCAATCTTTGCCATTAAGCCCTCTTGCGCTTCACCTGCTGCATCATATCATCATTCTTATACTTCCGAAGAGAAGCATCAATCGAGTCACGAATGGACTCTAAACGCATACGATAGTTATCCCTGATATGCGACTTCTCTTTCTTATCCATCATATTATCAATCAAGCTTTGGACTTGAAATGGAATGTTATGTGATTCATCATTCATCTACTTTTTCCTCATAAAACTTTGCAAGACCTTCCTTCGCTTGCTTTCTTTTCTCTTTCTTTGCAGATTCCTTCTTTTCAAATCTACTCATGAAGTCATTGATATTATCATACATTGTAGTGGGAAGCAAGTGTTTATCGTCATGATCTACTAAAACACCTATATCACTCTGACACAATACGTTCTGGAAGTTCTTGTAGATGATATACCTGTTCTTTTCCTCACTGCTTATTCTACGCAAGAAAGCATAATAGATTACCTGTGTAAAGTAGGCAAATGGATTCTGTCCAATCTCAGGATTGTAATCCTTAAAGTATTGAATGCAGTTGAGATATCCATCGGAAATCATTTCATCACGGTAAGAGTAGTTCATGAAGCATGGTTTTGTAGAGAGCTTTTCTGCGATCTTGAAAATACACTCACCAATATATTCAGGAATACGAGGGTCTTCTTGACCAGCATCTCTTGCTGCTTGTAATCTTGTTCTATATGCTACGATTTCCTGAAAGAACTTTTTATTGTCTACATAATGAACTTTATTTTTGATTTTCATGAAAAACCTCTTGACAATGGGTTGACATAGTGGTATAAAGGGTATGCCCGCTATGATATGACTTACTTTAGATTGATTTAGATATTGGTTAGTTCCTCTAGTAACTTAATCTGTTTATCTAATAACTCTTTTCTATTAGGCCACTTGATCATGTCTTTATCAGGGTTCTTATTGAGATTGATGAGAAGAGGCATAAACATCTTATTCAACTGTCTAATCCTTTTCTTTAGATCATCAACTTCATTGAGATTAGACATTTCCTCTTCAGTTACGAATGTGAAACCAAAGTCATTTGTATCATCAATGTTAGTGATCTTGTCTTTAGACATTAGTGAAGTTTCCCTCTATCTTTACGAATTGTTTCAAGCATCTCTGTGATCATATCTCTTGCAGTATCGTCATCAATAGATTTATCATCCAGTTCTGCTTCAATGAAAGAACTCTCTCTTTCTTCTTTCTTAGTCTGAGTCATATCATCATAGAATGAGATTGAATCCCAATAGTATTCAATGATATCATCAGTAGCATCTGCCACCATCAATACATCTTCTGGGTATATTGTGAAAGTTTGTTTGTCACAGATGCGATTGAAAACCCATTGCATGATTGATATAGTCATTGATCCTGTTTTTCCAGTAAGATATAAAATCTTCATTGGACTCATCAACACATAGTGGTGATCATCATCACTTATAAACTCAGTGACTTGAGTTATCAGGTCTTCTCCTGTAGTGAGCCTAACAAACTTAACTATATCAGATTCCATAATCTATCCCTTTAATTCAATCTTGTATATTTTAAAAGTAAACTTCTCTTCAGAGTAAATCTTGATTCTCTCAGCAAAATGCTTTAGGGTGAAATTGTCACGCTTTTTGTGCCTGAGATCGTCTGCAATATCATAGAGTGTTGCAGAGTCCTTAGTCTCTGATTTTCTGAGGCCACGACCGATGCTCTGTAAGTTTCGTACTCTTGACTTAGATGGACTTGCAAAGATGATGTTGTGGAGATTACGTATGTTGATGCCTGTGCTGAATGTGCCATAAGAAGCAATAATAATAGCGTCATGTTCTTTCTCCACAATATGACGAATCTCTTCACGAACTTCGCCTTCTGTTTTACCATAAACAAAGAAGCATTTTCTATCGCCGACTTCTTTATTTATCATGTCATATAGTATCTTGCCGTGTTTGTCAACATATTGATAAAGGATAAGAGTGTTTCCTTTCAGTGACAAAGAAAGATTGGCAATGAACTTGTTTCTTGCCTCATTTAGAATGATGTATTCAATCTCTTGCTGATATGTTGATTTCTTTAGTGCTTGACACATAGCATCAGGGTGCTTCAGAATCAGACACTTGATATTGAAATCTGCAATATGTCCTTGATCCATCAAGTCTTTAGTTGTTATGATCTTACGAACAGCGCCGAACAATCCTTCAAGTACTAGCTTATGTGTCTTTGTTCCATCTAAAGTGCCTGTTGTTCCTATACGATATTTTGCATTTGAAATCTTACACATCAACTCCGAAATCTCTTTTGACTTATAGAGGTGGGCTTCGTCGCCTACTACAAAGTCAAACTGTTTGAAGTATTCTTTAGGAAGTTTGTAAAGCGATTGCCAGGTTGAGATGATGATCGGTTTATCCGTCTGTTTATCTTGTCCACCAAAGATCCTATGTACCAACTCATCGCTGCTAAAGCCATAGCTAGAAAAATCAGAAGCAAGTTGAGTGACGAGAGAAATAGTTGGCACAATAATAAGAGTACGTTTGACATTACAGTTAGCATATAGATACCTCATAATAAGATAGATGATAAGTGATTTACCAGAAGCAGTGGGAGAAAGAAGCAGAGCGCGTCTTGATCTGACAGCGTGGATAAAAGCTTCTATCTGGTAGTCTCTAGGTTCTACAGGCAAATTAAGTTTCTGAATGAACTCTTGAGCTTCTTTGATAGAGAACTCTTCATCATATACTTCGTTATCATATTCCCATTCATAATCGCGATCTTCACAGAACTTGACGATGTATGGTACTAGACCTCTGTATATTTGATAAGTACGAAGATCAAATAGTCTTACTTTACCATCCCAAAGTTTTGAACGATATTGTGGTGTAAATTGATT